CGAACTTCCTGAATGACTATTCGAAATCGTCCTATGCGAATTCTGCGGCACAAAACACCTCTTTTTATGCGGATACCTTGCTATATGTCATCACACTCTACGAACAGGAAATGAGTAGGAAGCTGTTGACACATGCTGAAATCCGTAAAGGGTTAAGCATTAAGTTTAATTACAGTGTTATCTTGCGTGCTGACCCGTCGCAACAGGCGGAAATGCTGGCTAAATATGTCGGTGGTAGCATTTACACAATCAATGAGGCACGGGGAAAAGCTGGGTTACCGCCTGTAGAAGATGGTAACAAGATTATCATGGCAAGCGGTTACAGTACATTAGATAAGGTTATGGAGGCAAACAACAATGAAGGGAATTAAAGTTTATAACAAGGGTGAACGTGGTGAAATTTATATCACGGGCACAATTGTGGATGATTTCACTGGTGATGTTCTTAAAAACTACGATATCAATGAAGGATATGCTTTTCCTGCAAAAATCAGGGATGCATTGAAAGAATTGGAAGGCAAACCGATTGACGTTTACATTGATTCTAACGGCGGTTTAGTAAGTGCTGGTATGAGTATTGCGGCGATGCTGAAAAGACATGAAGCTGGTACGGTTGCACACGTGGTAACATGGGCTGCTTCCATTGCTTCAGTGATTGCACTGGCGTGTGACAGCGTGGAAATGCCTGCTGGAACTTACATCATGATTCATCGTCCGCTGGTGGCTGTTCAGGGTAATGAAGATGACCTGAATGAAGCAATCGGGTTCTTAAAGAAGATTGGCGATGGGATGTTAGATATCTATGAAACACATGCTAATGAAGGTGTAACACGTGACAGTATTTGGGATGCAATGGTTGCTGAAACGTGGCTGAATCCTAAAGAAGCATCGGCAATGTTTAAAAACGTAAAAGAAACTGATGCTAAATATGCGGTTGCTGCGGAAGCATGTAGTTATGCAAGTGCACCTGAAGCAGTTAAGAAGATGGTGTTTAATGAAGCGTTAAAAGCAATTGAAGGAAGTAGAGGTATTGGAGAATGAAAAAGAGTGTGGAACTGGCAAAAGCGATTGCAATGATGCGTAAAGATGTTCAGGCATTAGTTGATGCAGGAAATGCGGAAGAAGCTAATGCAAAAGCAAAAGAACTGAATGCAATGGTTGCAGAATATAACGAGGTTGTTACCGCAGAAAACGCGGCTAAAAATAATTTTATTACAAATCAAGTATGTGGAGGTAAAGTTACTATGGATTTGAAAGCAAAGAATCGTATTTTCAACAAAATGTTGCTGGGCAAAGCGTTGACTGCGGAAGAAGTGGAATACGCTAACACGCTGGCAAACACTGTAGGCACTGGTGCTAATGAGACGAACGATGCCGATGGCGGTGTATTAGTTCCGGAAGAGCACTACAATCAGGTAATTAGACTGCGTAAACAGTATATCCCCCTGAAAGATTACTGCCATGTGTATCCTGCAAAGAGCAAGAGCGGTACTGTTCCTGTAGCTGCTGGTACGACCGGTAAACTGGTTGATTTCGATGAACTGGAAGAAATCACGAAGAGCAAACCTGTTTTCAGTAAGATTGCTTACAATCTGAAGCTGAAGGGCGACATCATCCCCGTTTCCAACGCATTAAAGAACGATGCGGATGTTGATGTTATCGCTGAAATCGGTGACATTTTTGCGAAGAAGTCTGTTAACACTGAAAATGGCGACATCCTGACCCTGTTGGCTGAAAAGGCGGCAAGTGCTATCACTGGCGATGGTGTTTCCGCTATCAATAGTGCACTGAACGTAACACTTGACCCGGGCGTAAGCAAAACTGCCCAAATTATTACCAATCAGAGTGGTTTTGACTACTTGGATAACTTGGTTGATAAGAACGGTCGTCCGTTACTGACTGTATCGCTGGCAGATGAAACTGTCAAAAAATATAAAGGTCGTGAGATTGTTGTACTGAAAGATGCTGATTTTGCAAATCCGGAAGAAGGCACTTTCCCCTTCTATGTGGGCGATATGCACGAAGCTGTCATGTTTTTCGACAGGGTTGGACTTGAGGTAAAAATCAGCACTGAAGCCGGTTTTACGTCTTATGCTACTCTGTTGCGTGCTGTTGAACGGTACGATGTAGAGTGGAAGAACGAAGATGCTATGGCTTACGTTGAAATCACTCCTGCTGAAGATGAAGACGAAGGCTAATTATTGATTGATAAATCGGGGCACGGGGGCGTTATTTAGTTCCCCTACCCCGTAATTTTTTTAGGAATGGTGAGTTACAATGCTGACTTTGACGGATGTTAAGACCGCACTACGTATTGATAGCGATGTGGATAATGTGCTGTTGAACAGATATATGCAAAGTGCCGAAAGTTACATGCGTGGTGCGATTGATGATTACGATGAACTGCGGGCTGAATCGGCTGAAACGGAACAAAATTCGTTCAATGCAAAAGCTGATATCGTGGAATTAGCTATCGTTACGGAACTGTACGAACACAGAGTATCCGGAAGTGATAAGCAAGCACCGTTTACACCGATTATCAGCAGGATGCTTACACAATTGCAGTATACCGCACGGAAGGTGTCGAAAGATGGCTAACTTGAATAATGTCGTTAATATTACATGCGAAAAACTGAATGAACGTATTACCATCCTGCATCCTGTTGTTACTGTTGATTCTGAAGGTAACAAAATCAGGAATTATGAAAGATACAAAACCGTGTGGGCTAATGTGGAAGTATTGGGAAGCATGAACAGCGGGGAAAGTGGTACGGAAGTCAAACGCATTGTAACTTACAGCATTGTTATCCGTGTGCAAAAAGATATTATCCATGAACATGACCGCATTTTGTGGAATGGTATTACGTTACGGCAAACCAGTCCTGCGGTTGTAATCGGTAGAAAATACATTGTTATCAGTGCAAAGGATTTGCGTGAAAATGGCTAAACGTAGAAGAAGCAAACGTATAGCAAATAACAAATGGGATATCAGTGATTTATTGGAAGCATACGGGCTGGAAGCAGTAAAAGAAGCGGCAATATATATCAACGAACAGGCACAAAACTTACGTGATGAAGCCATAAAGAATATTGACACAATGAAAATCGGTGCTGATACAGAGTATTATGAGACTTTGGGCAAGCGTAAGTTATGGAATGGTACATGGAAAACATATCGTGTGAAGCGGTATTACAAAAGTACAGGTAACCTGAAAAACAGTACCAAAGTAGGATTGATTGATGTTAACAGTATCAACATGAAAAACAAAACCGTAAAAGCTACGATGGCGAATGTTGCCAAAGATAAAAACGGTAAATATTACGGAATGATGGTTGAATACGGTAAACATCCCAAACCGTTCTTTTACAAAGCTTTTTATGAAAGACGTTCCAAAATCCGTGATACGTTGTGCGTGGTATTACAGAATGCATGGGCAAGGGGTAATAAGAAATGACAGTTGAAGAACGTGTATATAACGCATTAACAGGTTCAGAAGCGTTAGTTTCTTTACTTGCTGATGGCGTAAACAGTATTTATAACTCAAAAAGCGATGATGCAGGTACTTATCCTGTTGTTGTTTTTACTTTGGTTTCTGCATCCCCTTCTTTACATGCTGACGATACTATGATTGCGTATGAAACGGTTTATAGAATCAATGCACTTACTGCTGATGGTTCTACGAAAGCATTACGCAAAGCAATATACGATGCAATGATAGATGCAGGTTTTATGTGGGAAGATACCAATAAAACATGGGATGCTGATGTTTGCGTGTTATCAATGGATTTTACATATTTTGATGAAGTTTAATGGAGGTTAAAACAACATGAGTGCAAAAATTGGTGTTAAAAATTTACATTATGCGGTGATGACGGCTGAAGACGAGGCTCCCAGCACTGCCCCAACCTACGGTTCTATGAAAGACGGGCTTGTTGGTAAAACTGTTAATATCAGTGTTAACGTGGAAACTGCGGATGCCGACATTTACGCAGACGACATGAAATACGACACGGCTTCGGAAATCACCGGTATTACCATTTCCTTGACCGCTGCTGAAATTCCTATTGAAGTGCAGGGTGAATTACTGGGACATACCGTAACTAAAGGTGTTATGGACAGCGATGTGAACGATGTTGCACCGTGGGTAGGTTTAGCATTTGAATTCACGAAAAGGAACGGTAAGAAACGTTTTGTGAAGCTGTATAAAGGACGTTTCAAAGAAGTGAACGAACAGGGTGAAACGAAGGGCAATTCCGTGAATTTCCAGACGGAAGCATTGGAAGGCAGTTTCTTACCCTTGAAAAACAGTGGTGTGTGGAAAAAGACTGCTGACGAAGAAGGCACTGGCTACGAAGATACGACTGGTACTGCGTGGTACACTGCAATGTAATAAAAAAGTAAAAAAAGGAGGAAAGAAACATGGAAGATATCAAGTATCCAGTGATTACGGTCAATGGTGAAGAAATCAAAGCTAAAAACCCGAAAGCTATTGTATGGCGTAGGATTAATGATTTTTCTTTTAGCAAATCCGATGACATTGTAGAAGATATGGCTGATTTGATTGCATTAACATTCAACGATGAAAGAGTTACCAAAGATATTATCATGGAAAACGTTGATTTGCAGGACATTACGAAGCTGTACAAAGAGTGTTGCAAGTATGTAATGGGTATCTTTATCAATGCGATGGACGAAATCGGAAAAAACGTGTAAGCGGTGGCAAGGAGTATGACTACAATTTGTCACCGGAACAAACGTGCATGGCAATATACATAAGGTTTTTCCGTGATTTTCATTGGACAAGGGATTATATAGATGGTTTAGAACTGCGGTATT